TAACCTTCTGAGTACTCGGCTGTTGCTTCCACCCTAACCTTCTTACCCCCAAGTTTTTCTAGCTTCCACAGACCGAGAGCGCAACCTGTCTTTTGTTGTCGCTTTAGTTCTCGCATTAGCTGGACGTTCTTGAAATTCCTAGTGTTGTTACCTAGATTTCTTACCGCTTCGACCTTTTGTTCTTGGTCCACAATCATGTTCTCACTTGAAATGAAACCAGCCAGAAATGACTGATCCCAAAAGGAGTCATCTTCACCGAAGAAGCGAGCCAATCCAATTTGCTCGCGCGATTTCCGAATCTCTTTGATTTCAAGCGCGTCTTTGTGCGCGGAGAGTTCTTTCGCTATGGCCACCATCATAGGTGGTCTTAGTGGGGATGGACTGTTTTTGTTAACCCATTTAACCCCTTGGCGATCACAACCTTCCAAAGTTGCGATTTCCACATATTCTTGTGCGGTGTACTTGTGTCCGTTGGCGGGAGACAAACCTAATCCCCCGAGGTGCTGTGGAAGGAAGTAAGGAGTATCCATGTCGATACCTCCTAATCCACTTCTGCGGAAACGAGCCAACTTGTGTAGCTGTATGTTGTTAAAAACTTGTTTGTAATTAACCTCCATTCCAGAACTGGCAAGTTCTAAGCTGCCTTTTAGCATACTAAGACCCTTTTCCCCCCTTTGGGAGATGGTAGATCGAAACTGGGTGTAGTTAGCATAACGTTCGGATTTCTTTTCCGTGTCGTTTTGCCACGCACTTCGCAAGATCTTCATCCTATCCAAGGCGGTTGTAGCCCTATCGTAAGCCTTTTTGTTTTCCGTACACAGTTTCGTCCTAGTTATAGCTAGAAAGTCCAGCCCACGATGAGCGCTTGCCCAGATGTGCAGGTCCTTGTCTGTGAAATCACTCAAGTCCGTTCCATCATCCCCAACCATAACAGCTCGTTGACCACCCGACAAAAGTCGAGAGTTCATTGTTCTGCAAAGTTGAAAGGAGAGAGCCGGTAACTTGTTAAATTGGTTCACAGGACGACGCTTTTTAGAGTGTGATTTTGAGTCGCATGCAGTGTAGTCGTACATCTGAGAGTTAATAATTGCCACCCTGTTATGAGTGTAATTTTTCCCCAGACTGAACTTTAGACCACAAGCCTTCGTCACCTCCTTCCATTTCTCATATAGAGCGCCATCATAGCACCAGAATAGGATATCATCCCCATTCACGCACATAGGTAACTCTGATAAGAGAAGGTACTCATTACGTTGAAGCCAACCGAGAGATCGGAAGAATTCTTCGTACGCGACTTTTGTCGCTGCCAAGTTGATGAGGCAGAGTATAGGAAAGGAAGTAGGCGAGCCCATTAGTTGTCCCCACTGTTGTTCGTGGTATTCACCCTTAGCTGTGTACTTCAATAAATGTTCTGTAAGACAACGCTTAAGAACGATCTGATCCTCGAGAGGGATCCTGAGACGCTGGCATATCGCCTCATTGGCGAATACGCTTAAATGCGGATGCAACAAATCGGTTGCTGACTCATAGTCTCCGGAAACAAAGAACCCATCCTCATTATGTTTGAAGAGTGGGGAGTTCTCGAAAATCTGACTTAAATAAGCCGAGTCGCAAGGTTGTCCAATTAGTTTACAATTATTCTGTTTCCGCATCCTCGAATGAATGACCTTCTGCCACCTTCTTGCGAGATGGTACTGATCTGCATCTCCCTTTGTTATGGTCCTGACCTTAAATGCTTCCAAAAGTGGAACCACTTGAGCCTGGACACTGTCCTTACCGTATGAATGAGATCGAGAAGCCTTCTCCGCCTCGAGGTATAACTCCGAGTCGTAGTAGGTCCTGACCTGTGTCACTTTAGTTTTGTAAGAACAGTAGGAGTGTAGATAGCCGTTAATCGGCTGAGGTAGTGATTGATTCTCCCCGTGTTTATTGAGGAGGTCGCCCAAAGCACCCCCTTTCCCCCGGCCACATCGAACTGATGCACCGAGAGAAGGAAGGCGTGAGGGAGGCAACCGAGTATCTGGTACTTTATAAATCTTTTCCTTCGTGATCCCTGTCCGTTTGTTTTTCTTGATAACTTTTGTCTCGTCCTGGGTTGGTAGCGGACCGAAAATTTCGTCTGCGCATAGGCCAATCGCTGTTGTGATTAGCTTTTCAACTTTCCAAGAGAGAGGATCATGAAGGTGAGGGGTGCACAGGATTTTCTTGTGCTTCTCAATATTCTCTTCAATGAAACTGTTATCAACCGGAAGGGAGGAGCTCTTTGTCGTATAAATGTCCTTGGCAATCATCATCATAAGTTTCTTCTGTCCTTGTGTTCCGGACTTCGGAATTGTCTTACATAGATTAACCCAGCGTTTACCCACACACATGTACCGGTACTTGTCCAGTCCACATGCGCTTACAAAGTCAGGGATTGGTGGCAATTCCTTCTGTCGGAGTGTGTCAGCCCATAAGGTTGCAGAACTCCATTTACAGAACTTTTCCATCAATCCATACCTTGCGAGAGCAAAGAAGATCCCTAGTATGTCACTTAGTTGTTTAGTATTCAGAAAATCAGTTAATCCATCACAAATTTTCATTCGTGTTAGAATAGTCGTCTCGTTGTCGTTCATTAAAGACAACTCCCATAATCTCACAGTATTCGCGTACCATGAAACCATATGAGCAGCTTTGTAGAAAGCGTCAAACGGAGATTGGTCGGGAAGAATTGCCGTGGTACCTTCACTGAGGAGGGTGTTAATCTCATCATGTCGCCTTTTCACTTGTTCCATGTCCCATGATGGGGTAATGGCTAGGCCTTGATCCAGTTTACTAAACTGCGACCAATGCACAAGCGAAGAGGTGGTGAAGGGGAGTTTACCGGTTGTACCGGAAGGCTCTCCATGTCCTGAACGGTCGAGTTGTCTCTCTTTCAAGAGTGGGACCTCGACATAAGTTACATTGCTGCTTGATTCGCTTTCTTTACTTAGTTTGCTGCCCATTGTGGTGGTTTGCTGAGATATCGTAAAGTGGATCTTGAGAG